AACCAAGACCACCAGAAATAATCTTTAGTGATGCAATAGAACCAATAACGTTTGACTGTGCGTTTAGTGAAGCACCGTCGGCAATACATGCCGAAACCTGAATGATAGCACCGTTACCATTTACCGTATGAATGTTAGCAGTTGGTAGTGCATCTTCACGATAACCTAAACCACCAGGTGGGAAACCAGGTAATGCAAAGAAGTTTACTTGAACTATTGTACCGTTGGAGTCAACAACAGAAACTTGAGCATTAGCACCATAACCATAGGTTCCGTATGGATTATCAAATGTTATTATGTCACCGTTAGCATAACCTTGGCCACCATTAATAATATCCATTCTTCCTAGCATACCGAGAGAACGGACATAAGTGTTTGACAATACAGAAACAGATGGAATCGATACGTATCCAGAACCAGGATCAATCATAGCACAAGCAATGATAGGACCGCAAGGACCATAAGTCCAATAGTTCATAGAGTTTGCTAATAATGAATTAACATTAGGTTTTTTATTGACTACGAAAGAAACATTTGCTACACCGCCAGGTAATCCTGGTGTTGTTGTTATTTGCCAATATTGTTTATTACTTAAAGTGATTGTCTGGTTAGCATATGATGTACCTGGAAAAGAAAGAACGTCACCTGTTTCAAAATAGACATTTGAGTTGGCTAAATTTTTACTTAACCATAGTGTGGTGAGTGTGGTTCCAGGAGCGGTACTAATATCAAGGTTTGATGTATTAGACCATTGAGTTGCTAGATTAGAATATGCCTGAGTTTCAACATAATCACCAACAGCATTTACTATTGGATATCCGGCAACATCACTAATTGTAGTTCCAACAATATTATAATATGCTGGATGATAAACATAAGTATCTTGAACCGAGAAAACGTTACCAGAAGCGTTAGCACCACCTCCGCCTGTGAATAGTAAAGGTGTATTTGCAACATAACCAGCACCAGGCGCGAGAACATTAACCTTTTTAATTTTTCCTTCTAAGTGACTTTTGGTAACTTTATTAATAACAACCTGTCCACCGAATCCGAACTGAAGGTTGCCATTAGAGACAACATATCCATTTTGATCTATTGCTATTACAGGTACAGAAGCACCTTCTACGTAACCAGAACCTGGTGATGTTACAGTTGTGCTAGTAATAATGCCAGAAAAAACACTCGCAGAAAGAGTTTTAAAAACACCTTGATCCTCAATAGTTGTTGTAATAGTTTCACCATCATAAAAGTCCTTAAGGACATCTGAGACAATCAATTCGGTTACTAGAATACCATTTTGATAGTATGGATTAACATTTTCAACAATACAAGTTGAATTAGATGTGGCACCTGTTATTGTTGTATTAACAAATCTAGAAAATGCTATACTATTTGCAACATTATCAACAGTAACATTTTGAATGTTAATAGATTTTTGAACAAACCATTTACCATCTGAAGGTTTTAAAATATTGGTTTGTGGATAATAAACTGTTGCTTCTTTATTAAAAAGAACCCTGGCCAAAAACCTAATAGATTTTTCAGAACCTCTAGAACGATAAAAGTCTTTAGAATGTTTAAGAACCGTTACTGGATCTGCCAGCATATTAGATGGAATAAACTTAGCAAAGTTAGTAAAGAACTGATTGTATAAAGGTTCATAATATGGTGGTATTTTTTCTACTGTCTGATCTACTGTTATATCTTCACTATCAATTGAGATAACATCCATATCGGTGGTTATAGGAACCGTTAGATCAGCAATTCTTTGATTTAACGTATCAATATCATAGAAATCTGGAAACCTCTTGGTGAGGTACATCAGATTATCACCTTGTTCTAGAAAACGATAATAACTTTCCAAGAACTGAACGAATAAAGGATGATCGCGCCTAACGAACTCAGGAAGTTGTGAACTGACTAGATAAGATGTTTTATTATTTGAGGAGTCAACCATTATACTTGTGGTACCATATTTAATTGAACTGTCTGTGAATTGTTGGTATCGATGGCCAGCAATCTATTTCTTAGTGGTGGAATAACTGTTAGTTCTGGAACCACGTTTACTGTTAATACATTTTCATCATAGTATGGATTTAGATTGACTGATAATACATCTAGTGCAGTAAGTGTAACAATACCATTTAGATAGTCAATAGTTCCTGCATTAGTATTAACAAAAACTTTCTGTCCATTTGGTGAATAATAATATGATCTTAAAGTACCACTATTAGATGCCAAAGTTACTTTAAGAGATGCTTCAACACCAGTTAAATCTGTGATAGTGATGTATGCTATAGTATAATTAATACCAGGATTTGTTAAAGTTACTGATGCTATTCTACCATTAACAACCAATGCGGTTGCTGTAGCTCCTGTACCATCACCGGTGATGGTAATTGTTGGACTAACACTGTAATTATAACCAGGATTGACAATACTTACAGAACCGATACCGGTGTATGATTGTGGAACTTCTTCAAAATAAATTGCTTGTGGAGTACCTGATGCATCAGGAACTTTAACCTGTGGGTAGGTATAAAGTTTTTGATACTGGTCACCTTTTCTAATAGGTGTATTAAAATTAACGGTATATGAAAGTGTGGTTCCTGGATATAATGTCAATCTATTTTGAAGGTAGATTGATACATCAGATGCAGTAATTGCAGGGTCGGCATTTTCAATATAACTTTGTAATTTAGACAAAACGAACGTTGAAGAAAAGTTATACAAATATTGTTGTGCATAATCAAAAATAGCAGTTGATACTTCAGTTGCAAGATAGGCCGAGGTCTGCGTTGTTAGTGTAGGATTATAATAAACATTTCCACCTATCAAAATGAAGATATATTCAGGATCAATAATCTCAGGAATTACAGTCAACATACTTCTATTAGTAGTTAAATAGTTTTTGATATTCTGTTTTTCTAGTTGTGTTAGAGTATAATAACCTCTAGTTTTAACTGATAGATAAACTTTACCATATACTGGTGGAATATTCTCTTCACCACCCCAAACAGAAACAGCCTGAATATCTGGAAAATCTTTGGTCACCAAGGACTCATAATCGTTTACTGTGACGCAACGATTTTGTGCGGTATAATAATAAGGTGCTCTGAAGCGGATAGCCTCAATATCTTCTTTGTCGGTACCACCATATGAACCAACTGCTGTAGTTACCTTGACATTATTCTTAAATAATCCAGCAATAGGATCAGTAAATATAAACTTTTGTATACCATTGGCAACAGAACCAACTGTATCAAGGTATGTTACCTGAATGATGTTACCATTTGCAGGAGGTTGGCCTAGAACACCATCACCAAAGTAAATGGTATAATTTAAGTCTTGATCTTCTTCCAAGAAATAGACAGTAGAATTGGCTTGGATTTCTGTTAGGTCTTGCGCCATAAAATACTGAGTAGTTGTTGTATTTGATGGTGATTCCTGGATGGTAACGACCAATGTAGAGGTATCTACGTTAGCAGAAGGAATCTGATAACGACCTGTGGTATTATTGGAGTTAACCGCGTATTGATGTGTTATTACCTCACCTTGCTTAATCACTACGTTAGCAAAGGTGAATGAACCATTGACTTTAACTGCGGTGTTAGCATTTACTGTAGCAAATGGATAATTCACTCCATTAATATCTGAACCAATCAATCTAGTATATTGGTTCAAAATGATATAATTAATTGTTTGGTTTTCATTTTGATTAGGTGTCACATTAATATTAATAAGAGATTGGGCACCTTGTGCGGAATCCGGAACGTAGTTAATCAACTTTGCATGTGAAAGGATATTCTTACGATCTTGTGCAGTATCAAGGAATGCCTCGTTAGCAATCATGTTTAGATAAAAAGCATTATAGTAGGTATTATAAGCAAGTAGATCCATTAGAACGGACATACCAGAACCAGCAAAATTATAATCACTAAAAGTATCTTGACTTTGTAGGAAGTTAATTAGATTATTTTTAATTCCAGAAAAATCTAGTTCTGTTACCCTAAGGGATGTATTTGAGGCGGCCATTTATCGGATTCTCTCTAAGAATAATGTTGATACTACAGGTAAATCTCTGTTTAATATGATATATTCTAATGTAACGTTATAAGCATAATTATCAGGATCACTTATTACAGTAACATTTTGTAGACTAACTCTTGGTTCAAAGTTATTTATCACACCTGTAATAGCATCTTTAAGGTAAACTGCTGTAAGTGGAGTATTCAAATCAAACAATAAAGAATTAACATCAGAACCAATATTTGATTGAAACTTTCTTTCATAAAAGTTGGTTAGAACCAGGTTACGCACAGCCCTTTTGATATCCTGAACACCATTTAATATATTAACATCACCAGTGGATGGATTCATAACAAAATCCAAATCAAGGTCAGAATAATCTGGATTTCTACTTACAAATGGAGTCGTGGCCATTGGAGTCCTTTTAGCGTTTCCTTATTTAGCTTACTGCCAACTATCTATTTCACCTGTAGCATCAGGCTCTTGAGTTGGTTGATTTGCTTGTGTGCCTTGTAATGTTGGTGGTGTGTCCGCCTCATTTGCTGTACCAAAATTAAAATCTAAACCAAGTGCCGAAGCAATAGCGGCAATTCCACCATTAAGATTAAGAAGTGAAC